CTTGATGTGCTGCTAATTTCTTAACTGCTCTTTCTGAGTTCTTAAGTAAAAGTCCAGCGTCTTCATAATCTTGAATAGCTTCTGAAATTTCCTCTGCCTCAAATCCCTGCATTTGCATAAAGCTTTCTACTACTTTACGCTGCATTCCTTTGTCGTCTTTGTTCAATTGCAGCTTTCCGAAATCTATTTCTTTTGCTGCTACTTTAAAGAACTTATCTGGATCTCCACCAGACACTCTGTAATTTAAATATTCCTGAATATCAGGAAATGATTGAAACACAGATTGAAATTGCTCTTCTGCAATTTTTTCTGCCATAGCCTTTGTTAAATTAGCTATGCCATCGTAGTCATCTGCAAACTCTCCTTCAATATCATATCCCATTCTTTCTTTTAATGTAGATATAATAGTTGCTTCTTCTTCTTCTGTTTCAGTCTCTGATTCTAATGCATCTGCAGCTTCTTGCAAATCATCATTAGGAGCTTCTGCTTCTGTGTCATCCTCTTGAATTTCTTCTGAGGTTTCTTCTGTAGTTTCTTCAACTGTTTCATCAGTTGTGGGAGTTTCAGTTTCTACGGCTTCTGGTGTTTCCGGTGTTTCTTCTGTAGATTCTGCTGCTGGTGTTGGCTGATCATCTAAGAGTGCGCTAACACTAATCTTGGATAAATCTAAATTGTCTTCTTTACTCATGTCAAAAATAATTAAATTATACTAAATTTCTATACATAAAGATCTATAAGCACGATGTGTTTATATAGGGTCTTTTTATGTTTGTTTCTTACTTAATGCCTTCTTCTGAAGGTCTAATTTCTTGTTTTCAAGGCGTTCTTTTGATTGCATTTCTCTTTCTTTCTGTGAAAGTTTCTCTCTTTCGATTCTAACTTTCTCAAGATCTACTGCATCATTAATGCCATTGTTATTCATATCCTGGTCTACAGTCTTCGCTGCTATCTCAAGTTCTTTAACTTCGATTTTGTTATCTCTGTCTAATTGATTTTGAGTAGCTTCAAAGTCTTGAGCTGCTTGCGCGGCTGCTGCCTGAGCTTCAAGTTGTTGCGATTGCATTTGTTGAGCCTGTTGTTGTTGAGCTTGTTGTATTGCTTTTTCAGCAGCATCAACCTCATTAAGCTTTTCTTTAATTTGTGCAAAGTTGCTAGAGTCTAATATCTCTGCAATTGTACCAGGTTGTGATCCATTTTGAGCAAATGATAATGTAAGCTGTTTAAGCTGTTGTATTTTATCATTCTCAATAGAGTTGTTTTTAACAAACACTCCGTATTCTGCTTCTTGGAATAACTCAGCATCTATATCTAGTATAGCCTCTCTGTAGTCTCCGGTAATGTATTGTGTTTTCTTACCGTCTTTCCAAGCAACTTTGGATGTATCAAGAAGTCCATTAAACTCTCTTTCTACATATTTATCGAAACGTCTAAACAATTCTTCTGTCATTACCGAGCTTTGGAAGACTGCTCTCTCTGTGGCTCCAATACCATCAGAAGCTTGTACTTGTCCTTTTCTCTGTCTAGAGATTCCTACAAGTTCTTCCCACTCTTGTTTAACAGACTGAAGCAACTGGAACTGAGCGGCTATGTATTGCCCTAAACTCATATCCAATACTTGGAATTGATTAAACGTAACAGCTTCCCCTCTTTTACCTTCTGCTGTGGAATCTATAAATGCATACCCCATAGCATCAGCATAGTACATAAACTTCTCTTCGTCCCAACCATGTCTTTTAGGAATGGTGTTCATTTCCATTAACATGATCTTGTCTTTGTTTTTAGCAATGGACAGCTCTAGTCTATAGTGGAAGATATTATATAGGATTTGGTAGGGTAACCCCATCGAAACGATTGATATTTGATCTGAATGTCGATTAGAGTAGATACGACCGTTATAAGGGAGTTTACAAACGGACAAGTTTGACATTTCGTTTCTTTGTACTTGATGAGGTCGAATATTAACGAAGATATCTCCATCTATTCTATACCCTTCCCAAACCTGATTAACCCAATAATATTCTACAGATTCTTGTGCGTCAGAATCTACTTTGTATTTTTCATCTACAATCATTTGCTGCTCTTGTCCTACCTCATCGTAATAAGTTAAGATACCAATTCTAGCAAATGATTTCCATACTACATGTAGTACTTCTGCAAACCTTTCTGTATCCATAGATCTAGAATCACGATTAAACGGTGATAATATACCATTCATCGTTTTACCACTAGGGTTTTCTAGTCTATCTATTTCATCTGGTTTTAGTACATCATAAAAAGAATCAACAATAGCATTTACACTCATCAGCTTTCTTCTGATTGCCCAATCCCCATCTTCAATAAATTGAATGTCTGGAGATTTTTCGTAATCAAGATCAAGCGGAGATACTATTTCGTATTCTACTTCATTCATACAAATATCTTTATATGAATAGACTTCACCAGATACTAACCAATCAAAGAATCCCGTCTGTAAATGATCAGGTAGTTCTAGTTTATCTATCATATAGTCCAGGGCTTCTTGTCCCATAATAGCTCTTGCATCTTTGTAGTTAGTAAGAATTTCTTCTTTTAACTCTTCTAGTGGCATTTGCTCTTGTGAAGGTTCCCCGGTATTCATACCCATTTCGTTAAGTTCATTAATAAACTTTTGCTCTAGGTATTTTTTAAGTTCTTGTTGTAATAGTTTTTGTTGGTTATCCTTCATGTCTGAGTTACGGATAACAACTTGATGCGCAAAAGGACGTTTAGATTTTTCTCCTAATAATAAATCTACAACAGGTTTAATAATGTTATAGCTTCTTAGTTTAGCAGGAAATCCTTTTACTTTATGTTTTTCGGAATTGTAGGGATTGATTACATAGTTGTAATCCGCTTCTACTAAATTTCCGTTATATGCGTCGTAGTATTTATGCAATGCAGCTTTATGCTGACTAGAAAAAGAACTTCTGTCAATAAAAGCTTCTATTGTATTTTTCCCCCACTCTTTAGTCTTTCGACTACGAGGAATTTTTTGTTTTGGGATTCTACTCATATCTTTACAAAACTACGTAAAAAATCTCCGATTAAAAAAAGAATCTTCTGTTTGATCCATTTCTGCCTCGAACTCTTTATTATAGAGATCTTTCATGTGAAACATACCAACTAATAGAGACGACACACGGTCAAAATTCCCTTTAGTATTGTATTTAATTAATTCATCTATTAATGCAATATCATAGATATAATGCAAGTTTAGCTTTCTTTCTCCGTTTTCTTGCTGTCCTCTTGGTGTTTTTAACCAATCACGCAAATATATTTCTGCCTGGTTCTTTCTTTGCTTTGATCCCATAGATGTACCATAGGCTCTATTCAATTTTCGTATTCTAACACCTGATGTTTTATCAAACAACTCTGCCTCTGGTAATAGGTAATGCAGAAGTTTCTTTCGTTTTGCATACGGTATAACTTCTCCTCGATCATTCTCAAATCCTATGCGTGCATTGTAATATTGTGCTAATAGAAACAAATTATAATTATACTCATCCTGTGATTCTGGTCTTCCTACATATGAGGCTACAATCATATCATCAGGCTTTGACATATTGTTAATTCGTTTCATAACATATGCAGAACCAAGTGATGCACCAAACCCATCTGATCCATAGGGGTCATGAACAATAAAATATAAATCATCTGGTATTGCTTCTTGTTTGTAAGCCGGCGATTGATATACAACTACAGCTCCTGTAGAATCATCTGTTTTATTTAATGGAAACTTTTCTATCGGGCGCACGCGCGGGTCAGGTCTAAACTCTATACCTTCGGGCGCTTCTACTAACACTCCAGCTACAGCCATTTGTTTATGCAATCCAGTTCTCATTAACTGGTTACGCCAATCAACTAACGATGCTCCAGGAAACATATTACCTCTTTGTTGTAAGAATGCTTCTTTAGGCATCCAAGGATATTCCGTAATATATTTATCTAATGTAGAGGCATCTTTAGCTTCTCTTTTAAGCTGATCTCTTTTTGCTTCTTCTTCTTGTTTTGCTTGTTTAGATAAAGAGTTACCGTCTTTATCCATATATCCAATTTTATTCTGATAGGATGGAAAAAAGAAACCACAATTACTTCCTTGTGCTCCTTCATCCCAGATATTATCAAATGGATATAGATCATAAGCTTCAGGATTATAAAACATAGATTCAAAATCTATTGTACCACCATCCATATCACCACCTGTTCCAAACAATACAATCTGACCAGTAACTACACCACCATCTTCCACACAGGGACGTGTTGCAAGATAAGATGCTTTTAAGTTATCAAAAGCTCCACACTCTTCAAAGATTACAAGACTTGCATCTTTTCCCCTTGCAGCATCTGGATTATCTTTAAATGTAATTGCCTCTACCTCAGACTTATAGCCCTTTTCTACAGGTTGTTTGTTAATGTATTCAAGATAGCTAGCACGTTTATGATTAATCTTATCTACACCCTGTCTTCTTTTTTGCCATCCTGTATGCTCATTTAAAAAGTTCATGTAGTCTGTAACCATGGTCATAATACCTTTTTGAT